GGCATGAAGATCGCTTGAAATTATAATTTATGCTATTTTTAAGCAAAAGTAATCCGTGGACACACCACGGCGAAAGGTATCGCGCTATTGGGAATGCTCCAAAGCGCATTAATTGTGAAACTTTCACGGCTACAATAGGGCGGGAGCCAAACCGCCGGTATACACAATACCTGTTGCCAATTAAATTGCCCATAATAGGTCTTTGTTGCATGTGTCAGTGCCCTGAGCAAAAGCGCCCAAATGCTTCTTAAACTTGGAAAGAGAATCTGGAGAATTCCTAACGACGGAAAGCATGGCATCAACGCGTAGGCCGAAATCGTTGCTCGTACAGTTCGCCAACAAATTCCACGCAAGCTTTTCAGGCTTATCGTAAGAAGCTGTGCAATGTTTCCTGTCGACGTGATGAGAAGTAAAAGGCACTACACCTGCTGGTTGAATAACAACATCGCGGCTCTTGGTGCCAAACTTCCTGGCTGCCTCGGGGTCAAACCCAACATCAGCAACCATGTCATCGCCGTTTCCGACAAACTTCTTAGCTCCACAAACTTTAGCCTGGCTGTGCCTGGTGAAAGTGTTGTCTGCAGTAGTTGAACTCTGGCCGGATGTATTCACACCTTCTTTATTGCACCGCCAAATTTCTCCTTTGTTCTCACAAACGTGCTTGTAGTTGAGATGGGCGAGAGTCATGATCAAACTAGAAACCGCAGGGTCGTCACAAGACAGGCAGCGCCTCTTTGCATGGTTGAGGTGCGCCTGCTTGTCCATGGTAAAATCCCACATAGACGCGTCACAAGTTAAAAGAAATTCATCGTCTCCAAAGACTGCATCAAAAGCTGAACACAAGTGCTTGATGCCTTCATCATGATGACCCATGCCAGCAGCAGAGTGGAACTTCTCTCCTGATTGGTAATGGTCAATGTCTCTGGCGTTCAAAGCTTTATGCAGTAGCTTTTGAACAAAGCAGTCAATCAACGAGCTAATCCATATCATCCTGTAACGTCCTTGCTTGGCCTTCTTAGGAGCATGAGGCTCTTGCTTGACAGACAAAAGTAAAACGTCTTTCAACCCATACTTCACAGCTTGCTCGGGAGTGTACCCAGAGACGCTGTCGGCATGGATCAACATCAAAACCAACCTGCACTGAACCAAGTCGATCATCGCTAATAATAACTCCGGGTCGGTCGCCCACTGTCTCTTGTTCTGCCTTCGAAACCTAGCTGAAACACCCGAGGATGTGTCGGCCAGAGTGGCAGCAAGCTTGTACCAGCCTTCAAATCCTTGCTGGGCATGCGATTTCAACAAAGTAGTGTCAAAATCAGCGACGCCAGCCTCAAAAGCTTTCTCCCAATCAGCTGCAGATGCAACTGGAGGATCAACAGAGGCAAGCTTGGCATGCGCCTTCATTGAAGCTGAAATATTAGCTCGAGAGTTCTCTGGGGTAACCCATTCGTCATCTTCACAGCCCAAATCCTTCAACAACGTCTTGATCGCGGTGGCGCGTTCTTTGGCTACGTCAGACATTGGCTTGGCCTTCTTCTTGCGGTCAGGAGTGGTGGCTGATCTGTTGCCGTCAACTCTGTACTCTCCAACCTTCTCGAAGAAAGCTTTGCCGTTTTCGTCTGGCATCACATCACCGAACGGAAACCACGTGGGCTGGACGACGTCCATATAAGAGCGATAGACCGAAAAAGCATCAGAAGACACAACAAAATCATGAATGGCACTAACGCCGTGTTGCTCAACCGCCGACTTCAATACGGGAGCAAAAGAAAAATCGCCATTGATGACCTGCTTCTTGACAACAGCAAGGTCCAAGGCGAACGGGAGGCAAACTGCGGCAGCAGCAACGGTCCCTTTCACGACTGTCGAGAGCGACAAACTAGGAGTTGTGCTCTCTCCAACGCTCTTAGGCGAAAGGAGACCGGGCGGCGCAGGAAGTCCAGCATTAGAAGAAGCAGAAATAGAAGGATTGGCAGGAGCTTCATCATCTTCATTATCATCGTCGTTTTCAACAACAGCAGGTAAGCTCTCGCCCACCGGCCCGTCATCTCCACGTCGGCGAAAACGCCTTCCAGTGTGACCTTCATAAGCTTGACTTCTATCACCATAGAGTTCGTTCATTATACGGTCTTGGGTGGCTTCCCACAACTCGTCGTCTTCATAGCATTCTTGAGAAATCCTGTTAAAGTCCAACGGATCCTTGACATTGTCGTTGTCATAATCCAAAGACTCTCCAACGGCAGCTTTCATAACAGCAGCGAAGACCGAGTCGTA